TGGCAAAGTGACGCAATAGGTAGGGATATCATCCCATCCGAACTGTCTCGTAGGGTAATGGAGGCAGGGGCAAGGCGTGTGACAATTCATTCACCGATTTACACACCCTTAGATCATATTAAAATTGCTAAATTAAGCAATAAAAATGTGATATATGGCGGGTTAGAATAATGGATTTGAAACAAATTTCTATATTAGACCTATTACCCACAAATCTACTGAGTGATGGAAAAGTTGTAGCAGCAGCACAAGCGATTGATAAGCAGATGCAAAGCATTAATGACGTTATCCCTAAACTGTTACTTTATAAGAATTTAGATTTGCAGTCTGAACACGTTATCGACGAACTAGCAAAAGAAGAAAACGTTGATTTCTACGATTCGACATTACCCATAGAGGTTAAACGTGAACTAGTCAGGAATTCTTCAAAATGGAACAGAAGGAAAGGCACAGCGTCCGTTGTTGAGGAAGTTGTCAGAGCCGTATTTGATGATGCAGTAGTTACAGAGTGGGGGGGATATAATGGCGAACCATACCACTTTAGAGTCACCACTAGACAAGTTGTTTCGGATCCAAACAAGTTAATTGAGTTAACTAAAATTATCAATAGTGTGAAAAATGCTAGGAGCCATCTTGAAGCTTTGGAGATCGAACGAGATATAACAAATAGTATCTATGTAGGAACTCTAATTCATACTAGAAAAGTTATAACGGTTTATCAGGAAGGAGTGAGATAATGGCACAGTTTGATGGGATGGTATTAACGAATGACGGAATAGATTTATTGGGAAAAGTTCAAGCCGGGCAAGAGTTGGCTTTTACTCGATTCGCTATAGGTGACGGTGAACTGGTTGGAGAACTAAAAAATTTAACTGAACTCATCAATGAAACCTTTTCATTAGAAATACATCATATTGAGGAACTTGGAAATGGAAGGGTTAAATTAGATACTGTTCTTAAAAATGACTCAAATCCAGTGGGTTCATATGTTCGTGAGATTGGGTTGTTCGCTAATGATCCAGACAAGGGTGAAATTTTATACATTGTTGCAAATGCAGGGGATGAGGCTGATTATTTACCACCTTCTAATAGTGGAGATGTGTATGAAAATTTAATTAACTTGATTATCTTCACAGGAAATGATGCCACTGTAACAGCGACGATTGAACAAACGGTAAGCCCTACAATGGAACAATTCAATGCCCATACTAATGATGATGAAGTTCATATTACACAACAGGAAAGAGAGAACTGGAACGACGCAAAGGAGAAGATAGACTCACATGCAAACAATCAAATTAACCCACATAATGTAACAGTTGAACAAATAGGAGCAGAAACACCAGAGGGAGCACAGGAAAAGGCAGACCAAGCAGAGATGAGATCCAATGACAAATTTATTGAATTCTATGAAAGGGCAAATTGTGGAGATTCAATTCATTAATGCTTTCAGCACTGTTCAAACAGTAGAAATATTAGATGTGGGGGAAGGTGTTATCATGGGCGAAGTTGTTGGATCAGTCTTTACTGCCTTTTATTCTACATGTACAATTACTGGGGTTGTCCCAAATTAAGATATAAGGTTTACTTCCCCCCACCAACTACCTATAGCAAGTGGGGATTTTCTCTATATCAATTTATTCTTATCAGACTTATAAACTGTTACACCAAACAAAATAAATGTTATAACATCAACAGACATTTGAAATGTTTCTTGACCTATTCCATAGCCAAACTGTTCTAATGCTTGATATATAAGTGCTCCAATCATAAATAAAATATGTGGTTGTTTAATTCTCTCTAAAAATGCATTCATATTATTTATCCCCTTTCAATGTTAAACTAGCTTTTTTATCTTTCTGATCCCATCCAACTTGAGCACCTAAAAATTCGCCTGTTTTACGCAACTCAATAAACGTTCTCCCATCCACTAGAAATCCTTGGACGGTTTCTGTGTCATCCTCATTCACAAGGTCAATTTCAACTGCCTCCAATTCATCTTCCCCTTTCATCTGCTTGTCCACTTTCTTTTTAAAGCGACCCCATTCACTAGGATGGTTAACAAACCAACGGTGACAATCCTTCCAACCCACGACCTCTTTATGTAGCCATAAATCAGTTAGTGGATTAAGGTTAAATTCAATACAAAGCTCAGTACATCGATTTAATAAGGATTGATAGGTTTCATCTGTCATTTTTCCATCCCAATCCATATGTGTACACTCGATGCCATAAGTACAATCGTTTGGATAACTAGATAACTTCTCTAATGCATCCTTTGTGTAGGTTTTAGATCCAACATGATATCCCATTTCATCTTTAGGAAGGCAAACGATGATATCACCATTCAAATCAATGATTTCATGAGCAGAACCATATGTTCTTGATGCTTTTCTATTTTCAAAAAAGTTTCGATTTGCTGTTGCTGTACTATTCGGATTTGCCACCCAGTGAAGTACGATACCTTTGACCTTATTCAACTTTGTTCCTGGTCTTGAATAAGGATTTGGTGTTAGATATTTATTGATTATTTCCAACCTTCACACCCACTTTTTTCGTCTATTTTATTTGCAATTCTATTCAGTTTCTCATCCATAGAACCATAACGCTGACTTAAATCATCCAGTGTGTCATATAACCTGTTCTCCCTTTCCTTGTTGTTTTTCATGACGTAAATTAATAGCCAAACAAAAAGAACCGCGAACGGCCCCTGAGTTAAAAAATATTGAATTATATTTAATTCCAATCTCCCCCACCCCCTAATTTAAAAAGAACCTTACACAATGTAAGGCTCTCCAACTAATTGTTCATATTCTACTTCTGTGATTTTACTTCGTACAACGAACACTTTTACATTTTCCTTCGAGTAATATTTTGGATAATACCTTTGAACTATCTTTAACCAATCCATTAAATAACACCTCCCTCAACTAGTGATAATGTAATTCCTGATAGTTCTGTTTCTAATGCTTCAATTTGAATTTCTTTGTTCAGCGATTCCAAAATAATTGTGGCATTTTCAGCTTTTAACAAATCTATTTCTTGTTCAGGTGTTAATGGTATTGGACTTAATGATTTAGTTTCTACAATTTCATCATAATCAAATGCGGAAGGTTGATCCTCAAACTTAACTGTTTTGGTTTGTTCAATATCTTCTAAAGATGGGGCAAGTTCTTCTGTCCATTGTTCATCATCCTGTGTGATCTCTAGTGGTTCCTGATCTTCATAAGTGGTGATAGATTCAGTTACTTCCTTGTAGTACAGTGGATCGCCCTCTAAATTTTCCTTTTGGTTTAGAATTTGTTCAACGGTATAACAATCAATCATTTGTCCTGTTCCTACTTGCCCCCAATACAGGAGGTTTCCATCCTCGTCTGTCTTTTGTTGTTCAATGACCTCTTCATCTTGTTCCACTTTAATCATGACCGGTTCCTCTGTAACCTCTGTTGTTTCTCCTCTGATAGTTCGTTCATACTGTTTTTGTGAACCATCTTCATTAAAGATTGCAATTTGAGTTGGAACATTTATCATGATTGGATTTCCTGTTTCTTCTGTGGTTTCAATGGTTTTTGTAATTTCATCTACTATTTCCGATGGTTCCTGTGGAAGTAAGTATAAAAGATTACCTTCAGGATCAACTTTATGACGTTGTAAAATATCTGGAATTTGTTTAGTTAACCCTTCTAAATATACGTCCTCAATCACAATTTCTAAAGGTTGCGGTTGACGATCCACGCCAGCTACTAAATTAGTGATGCGGTTTATAAGTACATTAGCCATTTTCACACCCCCTATATGTTTTGTAATGCTTTCAATATGCTATCAATGCGCCTTGATAATAGTTGTATTGGGTAATTTTTATCTTTTGCCTTTATGGTTTCTTCTAACTGAGTGCGTACATCCGGACTATTAAATTCCACGCCTAATTGTTCATAGACTTCTAAAATAGAGTCCTCTATTTCATTCCAATGAACCGCCATAATTGGCGTTGCCTTAATTACAATAGTTGAATCTGTCCAATGGATAGGATCAAATCCGTTGCCCTCTCTAAACTCATTCACTTTTTCACGGATATAGTCAATGCTCGTTTTAGCAATTGGATTATTTGGTTCAGGTAAACTTACACCACTTAATACTTCGAAAAAATAGACATCAAAAATAGTAGAATATTCATAAGAACTTTTTCCAATATTGTCTACTGCCCTAGCTATATATCGTGCGCCTGATAGGTTTGATTTGGGAAGTGTGTGATAAACATAGGAAGAACTTGAACCAATGCTTGACCATGATGATCCGTTATAAAATCGATACTCATACTTAAAACCACTTCCATTGTTAGAGCTTCCGGACGCTCTAACTGTGACTCTTGTCCCACCTTTTACCGTAGACTCTAAATAATGGTTAAGGGATGTAGGTTTTGTAGGAGGTTGATCTATAATATCAATATAAACATTAGCTGCATCTGTTCCACTTCCCGTCGTGACTTCAAACGTGATAGATGTGTCACCAACACAACTAGAGGGTATATTTCTTGTACTGACGTAATGCCAATCATATTCGTTGCCGGGAGGATTTTCTGAAGAATCCGTAGTATCTTGTACGTCTGATGAAAATTTACCTACGTATGTGCCGTTAAGTGTGATTAGTACATGTTCAACATCTGAGTCATCACTAAAATCACCCCATAACCATATGTCTACAACGGCATTGCTTGAAGGTGCTGTACCGCTTATCGTCTTGCTAATTGTTTCACTTCTATCAACATTTGTGATTCTACCGCTCATTAATTTTGTACCTGGTGTATTTTGTGCCATCTATAATCACCCCCTATTGATACGTTACAATGACTTCCCCCATCTTCGTTAATATACCCTTGTATCTCCCCCGTAGCTGTGCGCCAAGCGTTAGGCGTGATTGCAGGATTCTTTTGACCGTCTGTTAATTTGACTAGCGGATTGCCTTTTATCGATAACAATAATCCCACTCCATTTTGAGAGGTATCTATCAATCCAGTTTCATTGTAGATACTAACAACGAGTAGTTTTAACTCACTTTCATGCATAACTAAATTACCGATTATTCCAACCATCGGTTTTTGTAAAGTTGATATTCCGTATTGAGTAATGAAGTAATCCCTAAACCCTGATCCATTGACTTGAATTTCTTTTCCTATGTTTACATTCTTAGAATCTGCTGCCATTGGAATATTAGCAAAACCAAATTCACCGAATACATTTAATGAGTCATTTCCAACTCTGTATAAAGGATTCATCCAGTGGTGTATGCCTTGTTTGTCTCCTACAGCAGAGGATAGGTCACTTACTAATATATCTGGTAATTCAGCCAACACCGTCACATCTTCAGTGGATTCTAATACCTTCGGACCAGGTACGGTTTCATACCAAAGAGCCACGCTATCTGTTATTCCTGTGCGGTATGATTTAATAGGATATTCCATTTTCGCTTCTTTAGTTTCTTTTCTGACTTTGACAATGTTGGATTTTACATAGTCTACTTCTTCGGATAGTTCAATGTCCAGTTTGATATAGTCGGTGTACACAATGCTGTCTGAGTTTGCTCCTGCTGGATGGGTGCTGTGGACTAGGATGTATATTTTTTGGTTATTTGTGATCCAATCATCCAAACTATCTGAATCAGAAGCTGAAATAGTAGATGGCGTACTAGAGCCATTAGTTTGAATAGCACTCCACTCTTGTAATGAATCTCTCCACCACTTTGAAGTTATCCCATAAGCCAATGGACTTCCATCATCACCCTCTGCATAAACGTTCGATAAAACGGTGATTTTACGCAAGAATTCTTTCATATTACTCAATGATAAATCCATATTTGATAAATCATATTCAGCCATCAGACACATGGTTTCTCCTGCTGTAGATGTTGATTTAGTCAATAGTACACCGTTTTGTTGACCTACACTGTCATAATCGTTTTATGTGATTTGGTCGGTATCTGTAAAGTCTGATGGTGTGAGAGTTGATATATCAGATACACTTTTTGCGTATAGTTTATGTGGAACGGTGATATTATCCCCTAATGTTTTTCCATTAAAATTAAATAATTGTTGTGATCTTTTTTCCTCTGCTAATACTGGAAACGGTTCTTCAGGAACAAGTACGTCATATCCTGTTTCGGATACATCAATTTGTATTTCTAACTCAACGGAATCTGTATAGATGGTTGATACGGTTACTCCGTCTGATGGATCGGTGTAGGCTAGGAAGTGGACGAAACCGTTTGAGTCAATAACATTAGGTACGCTCGACCCTACTTCTGAAAGAAGTTTTTCAACTATTCCTAATTGATGATCAGAAGATCCACCGCTGTATTTTGCCCACACACTGGATTCGACGTTCCACATATCCAAATTAGCACTATTCCCAATGGGACTCTCACCATATCCCCACCAATTACAAGCAATAGTTTTTAACCCATCCTTCGCCCTCTGTACCTTATCCTCAATCGTTACGCAACCTTCAAAGAATCCCTCGCCTAGTTTATCGGTGATCGCTCGGAGGATGTTGAAGGAGAATAAAATTTGAGGGATATCTCCATCTGCTGTACTTGTTGTACTCATAGTGACGGAGTTAATCCTCATTATTGGATCATACCTCGTTTGATTTATTTCTCCGCCCCAATTGTCGTTAGGTGAAAATAATCTTGGGTCATTCTCAGGGAATGCCATGTGAGGAATTAAATCTGATTTTTCATTAACTTTCCCCTCAAAATTAGCCTTAATCGTCACAATCCCATCATCACTTTTAACTAACTTCTGCTTATTCACTTCACCTTGTAACACTTCTGTTAGTACCTGTTCTATCCCATTTCCACCTGCATAGTTAACGCTATACTCAACAACAATATCTGCTGTATTATCCGTTGGCACAGTGTCGATGGTATAGGTTGCTTCACTCGTTGCTAGATTCGCCCATGTACCAACAATGCCTGTTGCTGTGACAGTAGGCAAATCAATCAATCCTTCATAACCTTGTATTACAATCGTATCACCTGCTGTCCAAATACCTTCTGTTGCTTGCGTGACTTCGATATGCTTTAAGTGGACATTAGATATAACTTCTATTTTATCGATTACTTTTTGGCTCGTTTGAGCATCGGAAAGCATACGTTTCTGCTCATTAAACCCTACCAGCTCAGAATATACCATTTCCTTATTCCCATTTTCACCACTCATGAATCGATTAAATTCTTCTTGTAAAGTTTTATTGTGATCTACCCCTGTTAAGCTTACTTTGTGCCGTAGGTCGATGATGTCACGTTCGGCTATGATGTTTGAAAATAAACCATCTGGGCGGTCTGATGCAAGTCCTTCAATATATTCCCTAGCACCATTTCCATTCTCAACGCTATATCCTCCACTGTTTCTACGGGAAATGTTAAACATTGAAATCCCAAACACTTCTTCTTTTTTATAGATGCCTTTATCGTATTCAGTAAATCCTAATTCTTCTAAGCTGTTAATATCAATCTCAGTTTTGATTTCCCAAATCATTTCATACCCTTCAAGTTTTGATTCAAGATATACAAAGTTAGTTTCTTTACCCTCTGTTGGTGCTTCTGGTAGTTCAATTTCTGTACCTTCTGGAATCTTGATTTCATAGCCATTTACGTATGCGACCTCGTCCTTTAATAGCTTGATTTTATCGGGTTCAGATAGGTCTAAATTTGATAGG